CAGCCGAAGCATTTGAGTAATCATCTCCTGGGTAGAAACAATCTCTCCATTGTCAAACATGAGAAGTGCCTCTTTTTGTATCTTGTTGTACATTCTTTGTTGCTCTGGTGTCATAGTGACGTACCGAACAGTATAGATTTTCTTTGGTAGATCTAAACAATCTTCTTTCAATACCCGAAAGGTAAAAGGACTAATTTTTTTGGTTAGTTCTTCTATATTTTTAAACCCGATTACTTGTCTAAAGGACCGAGGTCCCATTTGCTTTTGATTAAGGATGGCATATCTGCCTTGAAAGGCATAAAAAGAATTAAAACCTAACATACCCTCTTCGAGAAACTCACACTGAGAATATAAATCCATAGGTGATTGTGTGATGGGAGAGCCAGTCATTATTCTTTTGTACCGAAAATGTTTGGATAATTTAACTAAAGATTTTGTTCTCTTTGACTTTGGATTTTTAATCGTTGTGGACTCATCCACTGCAATCATCCCCGACATTCCATATTTTTTAGCAAACCATTCTGCTGCTTCCATACCTTTACCACTTGGATTTGAAAAAGCTTCAACATTCATGACAAACAGTTTCATTTTTCCATAACCGGCATTTATCATCTTATGAATATCTTCTTTCATGGCTTTTGTAAGATTAGAACTCCATTGTGATAAATAAACTGGAACGTTTTCCCAAAAATGTTGTGGTATTTCTTTCTCTGTCCAGTTTCGATACACACCCTTTGGTGCAATGATCAAGGCAAAATGGATTTCATTCTCTATATATAGCCTTGCTATGTCATCAATTAGAACTTTTGACTTACCAGTTCCCATTTCCATAAAAAACCCGAATTCTTTTTTCCCCGAACTTCTTCTCAAAGCGTCCATTTGGTGGGTAAATGGTTTAGTTTTAAAATTGTAGTTGACTTTCATAAATGTCCTCCTATATTAGAGATATAGTAATAATTGTGTTACTTGTCAACTTTTAAACCTGAAGAGGATGTACTTGTCATGAAGACAGATATTTTTGAAGACAATATGTTTGTAGATGCGGATACATTAAGTGATGTAGATGCTGAAGAAACAAAAAACTTATCTTCCTTAGTTCAACAGTTGAATGGGGTTACTTCCAAAATAGAAAAGTGTGAAGAAAATCTTAAAACTTTGAAAAAGGAAAAACAACGATTATCAATGGAGACCATTCCAGAATTAATGGATGAGATGGGAATAGAACGTTTGGATGTAGAAGGAGCCACAGTTTCTTTAAAACCATTCGTTAGTGCGAGTATTCCCACTAATCGTAGACAAGAGGCTTACACTTGGCTTCGTGAAAACGGTTTAGATGATATCATCAAGAACGATGTTGTCTTATCTTTTAATCGGGGTGAAGATAATGTTGCAGGATCTCTGATGGGAGAACTTGAAGAACGTGGTTTTCATCCAGAATCTAAAACTCACATTCATTCGATGACCTTGAAAGCTTTTGTAAAAGAAAGAGTTGAGAAAGGTTTACCGATTGATCTTGATATGTTCGGTGCGTTTGTTGCTCGAACTGCTGATATAAAAAGGAGAAAATCATGAATCAAGAAAACTTACCAGCTAATATAATGGATGATATCTTTGCCACTGCGGGAGAAGGTGTTGATTACGATACATCGGAACTACAAATTCCTTTTGTTAGAGTTATCCAGGCTCTATCCCCACAAATAAAGAAAAACGATCCCTCTTTTATTAAAGGAGCGAGTGCGGGTGATTGTTTCAATACAGTTACTGGTGAATACTGGGAAGGTGATAAAGGTATAGAAGTTGTACCTTGTTTTCAGCAAACCAAGTATTTTGAATTTGTTCCAAGAAGTGAAGGTGGTGGTTTTGTTGGAGAGGTTGAAATTAACAATCCCGATATATCCAAAACATCGAGAGTTGGTGCAGCTGAAATATTACCTAATGGAAATGAGTTGGTTAAATCAGATCAACATTTTTGTTTAGTGTTGGGTAAAGATGGAATGTTTCAACCAGCAATTGTTGATATGAAATCAACGCAGTTAAAAGTTTCCAGAATTTGGAAAAGCAAAATTGCTATGTTAAAGATAAAAAATACAAAAGGTCAGTTATTACGTCCTGCTTTGTTTGCAACAGTGTGGTCATTAAAGACGATAGAGCAAAGCAACGATAAGGGTAGTTGGTACAATTGGAGTGTTGAAATAGTAAAACAAGTTGATGATAGAAACTTGTTTTCGGAAGCAAGACACTTTCGTGACTCTGTAAAGTCTGGTATGGCTAAAGCGGTTGAAGAAGATCATTCTGCAAATCAAACCGAAGAGGGTGAAGTACCATTTTAGGGTTTAGGCACTATGGTTTTGTCTTTTTCACATAGTGTCTAATGCGTGTGGCATAATTTTTTTGCGGGAATATGCCACAAAACGAGCAACGATTTTGTTGACTAGTTGTTGCTCATTGACCTAGGGAAGGTGTTTGGGTCAACACCTTCCCTTTCATGGAGATATTTATGAATTTAACTGAAAGGTTCATGTCAGCTTTTAAAGGATCAGATTTTGCTCATGGACAAACAGAAATTGGCAATAAAAGAAGAAATGGTAAAACTGAAGCAAAGAGTTTTATTGTGAAACAGCCTTTAACAAAAGAATTAATTGAAGATCATTTGGAAGGAACCAAGGGCATAGGATCAATACCAATTAACCGAGACAACAAATGTAACTTTGGTGTGCTTGATATAGATACCTATCCCATAGATCATTTAGAAATTAGAAAAAAATGTCAAAAGTTAAACCTACCTTTAATTGTTTGCAGATCAAAGTCTGGTGGAGCGCATTTGTTTTTATTTATGAAAGAAGAAACCAAGGCAGTTGATATACGTGATTACCTTGGTGAGATGTCTGCTGCACTTGGGTATTCGGGTTGTGAGATATTTCCAAAACAAGATGAGATTTTGTTTGAACGTGGGGATGTGGGTAACTTCATCAATTTACCATATTTCAATGCTAAAAGCACAGTTCGTTATGCTATCGATAAGAATGGTGATGATTTATCTTTAGAGGAATTCTTAGATGAGATTGACAGACTAAAAGTTGATTTGTCTGATTTAGAGAAAATAGATTTTGGAACGCAAAGAGAACAATTTAATGATGCTCCACCTTGCTTGCAATTATTTTTTTCTATAGGTATTCCAGAAGGAACGAGAAACAAGGTTATGTTTAATGGTGGTTTATATTTAAAACAAAAATTTCCAGACAATTGGAAAGAGAAACATGAGGAACTTAATCAAAAATATTGTTCTCCACCATTACCTGCTTCTGAAATTGTAGACTTACAAAAACAATTAGAAAAGAAAGAATATTTTTATACGTGTAAAGAAGAACCTATGGTTAGTCATTGCAATAAATCTTTATGCAAAACTAGACAGTTTGGGGTGGGAACTTCTGAAGCATCTCCCGAAATAGGTGGTCTTACTATTCTTTTATCTGATCCAAGATTATATTTCTTAGATGTAGATGGTAAAAGACTTGAATTGACTACAGAGCAATTACAAATGCCTATACAGTTTCAACGTGCTTGTATGGAACAAATTAATTTTATGCCACCTTTAACTAAATCGGGAGATTGGCAACCGATTGTAAATAATCTTTTAAGCAATGCTACAGAGATAGAGGTCTCTGAAGAATTAACTGGCTCTGGTCAGTTTAAAGAACTTTTGGAAACTTTTTGCATGAGTAGAATTAGAGCAAAGTTTCCAGAAGAACTTGCAGTGGGGAAACCTTGGACAGAAGATGGTAAGACATATTTTACCATGAAAGGTTTACAAGAGTTTCTAAAACAGCGAGGTTTTACTTTATATAATCGTCCACAGATTCAACAACGATTGAAAGAGTTAAACGACAATCAAGATTGTTGCGGTAAGTATAATGTAAAAATGGAAAATGGATCCTGGAAAGACATTCGTGTTTGGTGGGTTCCAGAATTTGAAACTAATGAGGTAGAGATACCTTCGGACAAAGAGGAGTATGAAGACGATGTCCCTTTCTGATAAATATATTAAGGTAGGAGAGATAAGTAAAATCTTAGGAGTCTCTCGATCAACCATATACAAGTGGGTAGAAGAGGGTTCTTTCCCAAAACCTGTTCACTTTGGAGATGCTACAAAGAATTCAACAATGCGGTGGGTTCAAAGTGAGTTAGAAGATTGGTTAGCAAAACGTCCAAGAGAGAAAATGGATGTCTGAGAAACTTCTTCTTGGGCCACCAGGATGTGGTAAGACATATACCCTCATTGAGATAGTCAAAAAAGAGCTTGAGAGAGGTGTTTCACCCGATAAGATAGGATTTGTTTCTTTCTCAAAGAAGGCTATAGAAGAGGCTAAAAATCGCACTGTGGCTGAATTAAATTTATCCATAGATAATGTGCCATGGTTTAGGACATTACACTCTATTGGTTTTCAATGGCTTGGTATGAACAGTGACCAGATCTTATCCCGATATGATTTTAATCAGTTAGGATTAGAGTTAGGGATGCTATTTGATCATGGTACTGCTACTAGTATGGAAGATGGTTTATTACCAACGTCTGCAAAAGAAGGTAACAAATATATAGAGATCATTGGTAAAGCTACACTACGTTGTGTAAGTCTCGAACAACAATACAATGAAAACAGAGATTACAAGATGAGTTGGCCTTTGCTTGTAAGAGTTAATGAGATTTACCAAAAGTACAAAAAGAAAAACGATAAGTTTGATTTTACAGATATGATAAAGCTTTTTGTTGAACAAGGAACCTCTCCGAACTTAGAAGTTTTAATTGTTGACGAGGCACAAGATTTAACTCCACTACAATGGGAGCAAATAAAAATCATGCGTGGGTCTGCAAAAAGAGTTTGGTATGCAGGAGATGATGATCAAGCAGTGCATAGGTGGATGGGTGTAAAGGTAGAGCAATTTATTCATATGTGTGACAACACAGAGGTATTACAACAAAGTTATAGAGTTCCCATGCTCGTTCATCATGTTGCAGATAAGATCGTAAGAAGGATTGATGATCGTTTGCCAAAGACATGGTTTCCTACTAAAGAAGAAGGAAAAATAGACTATCATATGCACTGGTATAATGTTAACATGGATCAAGGTTCATGGACAGTTTTGGCTAGAACCAATCGAATAATTAGATACATAAAAAAAGAACTACAAGAGGATGGATATTTATTTGAGCATAGAGGTAGATCAAGTTTAGATCTTAGTTATTTAGAGGGCATGGACATATGGAAGTCTCTTATTAAAGGAGAGTCTTTACCCATAACTGCAATTAAAGATCTGTATAGAATAGTTCCGAAGCAAGGAACAAATGCAATTGTTAAAAGAGGTTTTGCTAAATCATTAGAATACGTTAATCCAGATAGTGTCTTGTCTTATGACGATCTGGTTCAGAATCATGGGATGATTGCCCCGAAAGATACTCCACCAACACTAGTGGTTAACATGACACCAGAAGAACAAAAATATTACAGAGCATTAGTTAAAAGAGGAGAGGACGTTAAGAAACCAAGAATTAAATTATCTACAATTCATGCTATGAAAGGTGGAGAGGACGATAATATCATGTTAATGACCGAGTCTGCTTATCCTTGTGTAGAGTCTGAACACCAAGATGACGAGCATAGAATTTTTTATACAGGTGTAACGAGAGCAAAAAAAGAATTACACATTATAGAAACTGGATCAAAGTACAGGTACAACATATGAAAAGAGAAGAAATATTACAAGAAGCAGAAACATTAATAAATGGAGATCGAGCAAAAGATTATGGTGATGCTTATGTTAATCATAAAAGGATTGCTGATATGTGGTCAGTGGTTTTTGGAAAAGAGGTAACTGTTCGTCAAGTTATCCTTTGCATGATTGCTATGAAAGTTGCTCGATTAGTTCATGACAGTAAGGAGGACTCTTGGGTAGATGTTTGTGGATATGCTGCTCTTGGGGGAGAGCTAGATGCAGAATAATTTATTCAAGAGTGCCTTGCACTATGAATTAAAGAATGAAATGGAAATGCCCGAAGTTGATTGGGTTGCTCCCGATGAGTTCCCCGATCTTAGGTCTTGTGATTACATTGCCATTGACTTAGAGACTTGTGATCCGAATCTTCTAACTAAGGGACCTGGTTGGGTTAGAAAAGATGGTTTTATTGTGGGAGTGGCTATAGCTGCGGGAGATTTCACAGGTTATTATCCTATTCAACATGAGGGTGGTGGTAATATATCCGGTAATCTTGTTAAGAGATGGCTCAAGGATCAATTAGCTACACCTCATATTCCAAAGATTATGCACAATGCTCTATATGATTTAGGTTGGTTGCGCTCTGCAAATATTCCTATTCAAGGTCAAATAATTGACACTATGATAGCTGCACCTTTGATAGATGAAAACAGATTTAGTTATAGTTTGAATAACTTGGGTAGAGATTATTTATCTAAGTATAAAGAAGAAAGAGGATTAAGAGCTGCAGCAAAAGCTTTTGGAGTAGATCCTAAGAAAGATCTATGGAAACTACCTGCCCGATATGTTGGTCACTATGCAGAACAAGATGCTCGAATGACACTCGAACTATGGAAGACTCTACAAATACAGATCAACAAACAGAAACTTGATTCTATATTTGATATGGAGACAAAACTACTTCCTGTTCTTTTAGATATGAAGCAATGCGGTGTTAAGGTTAACGTACAAAAAGCAGAGTTAGTCAAAAAAGATTTTAAATCAAAAGAACAAAAACTTTTGTTAGATATTAAAAAAGAAACATCAATCGAACTTGAACCTTGGGTATCCACCAGTATAGCCAAAATATTTGAATACTACAAAATACCTTTTGAAAAAACCGATAAAACAAATAAACCATCCTTTACTAAAGCATACTTACAAGCTTGTCCTCATCCGATAGCAGCCAAGATACTGAAGGTAAGAGAACTTAATAAAGCACAAACTACTTTTATAGATAGTATCATAAATCATGCCTATAAGGATAGAATTCATTGTGAGTTTCATCAACTAAGATCCGAGGACGGAGGAACAGTGACAGGAAGATTCTCGTCTTCTAATCCAAACTTACAACAGATACCAGCCAGAGATCCAGAAATTAAAAAAGTTATTAGAGGATTGTTTGAACCAGAATTTAGTGAGAAATGGGGTAGCTTTGATTACTCCTCCCAAGAGCCGAGGTTATTGGTTCATTATTGTGCGTCCTTGAATGAAAACGAAAAGCACCCTTTGATAGATGAGGTTGTGCAAAAGTATCATGAAGGGGATGAT